TGATGGTAGTGCATATCCGAATAGAAAGCAATATTCATCATGGGCGTGTCGTACATTGACGAGAGCATTAAAGCATAAAATGACATTGATAACAATGCGTCATTTATACATCAAGGATAAAATAGAAATAAAGACACCAGAGGAGCTAAGAGTAATGGCGAAGAAGATGGGTCATACGAGATCAATACAGAGGGCATATGAATGGATATAATGTATGCGACTTAAAGTATCACAATTATTCAGATCGCACCACAGATACTTTTTTAGAAGGTCGTCCTTTCTTCTTGGGTTCAACAGAAGCAGAAGCAATACCAGATTTAATCTGTGATAATCCAGAAGGATCTCTGTGAATAACAATTTGCGAATCGGCACATATTTTTAATTCATCAAGATGTGTAGCAAGATAAATACTGTCATATATAAGTAACATATTTCTAAGAAAGTCAGGAACTTTTTCAAGATTATCAACATCACAAGAAGTAAATCCTTCATCTATAAACATCTGATGATACTGGATGCGACAGAATCCAATTTGATGAAAAGCAACGCGACAGGCCATTCCAACAATAAATCGTTGGAAGCCAGAAGCTTTTTCAATGACAGGACGACTGGATCCATCACGAACAAACCAAGAAAGTGTATTAATTTTATCTAACCATTCACCTTCAAGACGAAGAGGACGATCTTCACAGATTAACTCCAAAACAGAATTAACTTTATTCATAATGAGAGGAGCAATGCGTTCATTATAAATCCATTCACGGTATCCATCAAAAGTAGTGGATAAGTAGGTAACAACTTCCATGACAGACTTGATAGGAGATATATCAACACCTTCAACTTTATTACCAGATCTCGTTTCAAGTTCTCTAACAAGAAGTTGCATCTGTCTCATCTTTTCAGTTTCAGTTTTCCAAGCCATCCAGTGAGGATATGCCTCAATGAGAGTACGCAGCTCTGCAGCGCGACTCTGAAGAATATTTCTTTCTTTTGCAGTTTGAATCTCCATAAGAATCTCTTTCTTCTCTTTGTCACATTCTGCTAATCCATGAGTAGCAATGCCAAATAAGGATGCAAGCATCGCATGATATTTGCGAAGAAGTGAATACCAAGAAGCATCTAACATGACAGTATTCTTAGTATAATCCAAGAAGCGTCTGGATCGTTCAGAGCAATATAGATCATATTCTGTTTTCTTTTGTTGAATCTGTTTTTGTTTAGTTTCCAAATTCTGTTTTTCAAGAATGGCTCTGTGTAATATATTTTCGCGTTCTTTTAATAAAGTTTCAAGATGATCAGATTCTTTTTCAGCAGTATTATATTTTTGACAGACTTCATCATATTGTGTCTGCCATTCTTCATATTGTATAAATAGAGTATGTTCAGAGGAATAGAGAGTATGGATTTGAATATATTGAGAACATCTAGACAGAATCTCAGTAGCGATAGAGATATATTCAGTATATTTAATAATATCAAAAGGGATATCTTCATAAATATATTCGGATAATTCAAGACGCATCTGTGAGACAGAACGTTGTAAGAGGGGTAACTCAGTTTGATAGCGATCAAATGTTTTTTTCCAGGGTTGTTCTTTGCATGCTTTACATTTGGCATTAAAGGGATTGTCAGAACATGAAGCAATATAATCAGTTATCTCTTGACATTTCTGTTCAGCCGAGAGAATGGCAGAAGATAGAATAGGGACATTCTGGATAGAGTCTTGAAGGAATCCTTCCAAATACATAATATAATGAATATCACGAGAGGATACGATTTGACATGTATCATGTAACCATGAAGTATTTTTAGAGGATTTGTTAGGACGTTCTTCAGAGAGTTCATCTTTATGTTTTCGTATGGTAAGATATTTTTTTCGTGCAAGTTTAATCTGTTTAGATAATTCAGAAATCTGTGAAGGATATTCTTTACAAATGACAGAACATTTGAAGATAGCATCAGTTAAGTCTTGATCATCAAACACTTGAGAATATTCAGAGGATTTAATGGCATCCCATGTTTCAAACTCTTTGTTCATTTGAAACAAGTTGTGTAGATCAACAGAATCAGAATCAACAGAATCAGACTCAATAGACTCAGTTAATTTATACAATGATTTTAATTTATAGTATGGATGTTCTTCTAATGAATGTTTTAAGAGAATGACAGATTCAATGACAGATTCAAATGATTCTGTAGAGGATACAGAGGATATAATATCTGTAAATGAATGATAGTCGACAAATACTTTTGAGTATGCAGCATGTTTATTTTTATTCTGTAAGAGACAACTCTGTAGAATAGACAGATCTGTAATTTCAAATGAGTTCCATTCATTATATTTCAGTTGTGCATCAGTGATATCTAGATGAATAAGATCGCGTTCAGAGACATGATTCCATTGACTCTGTAGAGTAGAAGAGACAAGTTGTATTGTTTGAAGATTGGATCTGGTATCATCTAATTGTTTTCCTAAATGTGGATCACGACCACCAATGGCACCTTGATAATATGTTTCAATCAATTCAGAAGAATATTTATAATATTTCTCAATATCTTTTAAGAAGTCTTTTAATGAATTAATATGATCCATGGACATGATTCTGTCAAGTAATGTTTTCTGTGTAGGTTTATCTAATGAGAAGAAGTCTCTGTCAGCATTCTGAGACAACATGGCAGTCATAAGATATGTTTCAATAGATCCAATATGTGTTTCAATCCAAGGATGAACAGCACCTTTCATTTGATGAAGAATTCTTTCTTCGCCATCAACATATTCAGACAGAATAATCTTATCAAAGTTAATTATTCTGGCATTTGAATTGGGTCGCATAACTCTCTGAAGAATATATTTCTTATGATTTAATGAGAAGCTAATTATTGTACTTGCCATTGTACCAGACGGTTTTTTATCACAGATAATGCCAGCAGTATAGTTAGGATTTTCACGGCTTGGAAATCCTTCACCAAACAATGAGATACAGATGATTTCTAGAAAGTTAGATTTACCACAACCATTTTTAGCATTGATGACACAGATCTGTTTTGTATCTGTATCAAAATCATAAGTATTTCCTTCACGATAGTTCAAGATCCAACTCCATTGAAGAGTGTGAATACGTAGATTACCTTGAATGAAATGTTGTGAAGTAAATCGTTCAAAGTCCTCTATATATTTAGAAGATGCTTTAATAATTTTATCAGATCGTTCATTAATTTTAGTAGCAAGTGCTAGAGGATATTCGGTAGTAGATATGACAAGCTGTTCAGGATTCTGTAACCAGCCTTTCCATGAATCTGTGAATATTTTTTTATCAGTATTCATTCTATTTTCAATATAATTAATGAGATTATCCATAGAATTGATTTGAACTAGATCTGTCTCAGACTTCTGTTCTGTTTTTTCTTCAGAAGTTTTAACAAACAGAATATTTTTATCTTCAAAACATTTTAGATCCAGAGGGTTTCCCAAAACGGAAACCTTGAGATGATTTGGAAACCAGTTTTGAGAAATAATATTTTTAACATTTGTATATTTTTTATCAACAATGATTTCTTCATTCTTTGTTTTGATAAATCCATAAGGATTATGAATATGAAATGCATGAACAAGTTTATCTTTCAAATTCCACAGAAGATATCCATGACCAAACAGAGGTTCTCCAAAGTCTTGTTGAATTAAACTTCCAGGATATCCCCATGGACTATTCTGATATGAAAATGTTTTAACATGTGAAGTGGATGGTAAAGAGGCAAAAGTATATTCAACAGGAGTTGCTTTATTTACTTGTTGTAAATGAATATCACCTAACAGAATTGCATCAAATCCTTGAAACCAATCAATAGGATATCCAGATAATGTGGGTTGTCCTGTTTGTAATGTGCATCCTGAGATAGTTCCATGAAACAATGCCACATTATACTGTGAATCTCCCTTAGGAAAGGGAGGGAGATTGGGAGAGATTCCTGTAGTAGCACCATACAAGAGAGTATCTTGGATGGCTACAAGACCAAATGACAGATTTTTGAATGTATATACATCTGTTTTATCAAGATAGTGAAGATTTGGAATCTCATAACTCATTAACGCAGAGATCATGTCGCGTTCAGTTGGAACATCTTGACGATAGTCATGATTGCCACGAATGACAAAGACAGAAGCCAAAGCAGTTAAACCTCTGAACAGATGAAGAGTGAGTTCAAGTCCATAGGGTTCTAATTTATTCTTGTGATGAAACAGATCACCAGTGATAACAATGACAGAAGTTTTATTTTGAATACACTCTTGTTGTGACAGAGATTGAAAGAGATTGTTGAAGACGATAAGATATTCTGTGTAACGTGACTTGTCATGGTTCCCTACACGGATGTGAATATCAGAGATGTGAATGATTGATTCCATTATTGCGCGGTGTATATGAGGTTGATATTTTTTATATATCAATTTACCGCGGTCAATTTTTTTGTGCGCTGAAAAAAATGCGCGCGATATCTTTTCACATTTTTTGCGCCCCGTAGCTGTGTGTAAATCCGGGGGCAAAAAACACTGTGTAAATCCGGGCGCAAAAACACTGTGTAAATCAGGGCACAAAAAACACTGTGTAAATCCACCCCTCTTCCTCAAATAAGGAATACTATAGTATTCCTTATTTGAGGAAGAGGGGTGGATTTACACAGTGTTTTTTGTGCCCTGATTTACACAGTGTTTTTGCGCCCGGATTTACACAGTGTTTTTTGCCCCCGGATTTACACACAGCTACGGGGCGCAAAAAATGTGAAAAGATATCGCGCGCATTTTTTTCAGCGCACAAAAAAATTGACCGCGGTAAATTGATATATAAAAAATATCAACCTCATATACACCGCGCAATAATGGAATCAATCATTCACATCTCTGATATTCACATCCGTGTAGGGAACCATGACAAGTCACGTTACACAGAATATCTTATCGTCTTCAACAATCTCTTTCAATCTCTGTCACAACAAGAGTGTATTCAAAATAAAACTTCTGTCATTGTTATCACTGGTGATCTGTTTCATCACAAGAATAAATTAGAACCCTATGGACTTGAACTCACTCTTCATCTGTTCAGAGGTTTAACTGCTTTGGCTTCTGTCTTTGTCATTCGTGGCAATCATGACTATCGTCAAGATGTTCCAACTGAACGCGACATGATCTCTGCGTTAATGAGTTATGAGATTCCAAATCTTCACTATCTTGATAAAACAGATGTATATACATTCAAAAATCTGTCATTTGGTCTTGTAGCCATCCAAGATACTCTCTTGTATGGTGCTACTACAGGAATCTCTCCCAATCTCCCTCCCTTTCCTAAGGGAGATTCACAGTATAATGTGGCATTGTTTCATGGAACTATCTCAGGATGCACATTACAAACAGGACAACCCACATTATCTGGATATCCTATTGATTGGTTTCAAGGATTTGATGCAATTCTGTTAGGTGATATTCATTTACAACAAGTAAATAAAGCAACTCCTGTTGAATATACTTTTGCCTCTTTACCATCCACTTCACATGTTAAAACATTTTCATATCAGAATAGTCCATGGGGATATCCTGGAAGTTTAATTCAACAAGACTTTGGAGAACCTCTGTTTGGTCATGGATATCTTCTGTGGAATTTGAAAGATAAACTTGTTCATGCATTTCATATTCATAATCCTTATGGATTTATCAAAACAAAGAATGAAGAAATCATTGTTGATAAAAAATATACAAATGTTAAAAATATTATTTCTCAAAACTGGTTTCCAAATCATCTCAAGGTTTCCGTTTTGGGAAACCCTCTGGATCTAAAATGTTTTGAAGATAAAAATATTCTGTTTGTTAAAACTTCTGAAGAAAAAACAGAACAGAAGTCTGAGACAGATCTAGTTCAAATCAATTCTATGGATAATCTCATTAATTATATTGAAAATAGAATGAATACTGATAAAAAAATATTCACAGATTCATGGAAAGGCTGGTTACAGAATCCTGAACAGCTTGTCATATCTACTACCGAATATCCTCTAGCACTTGCTACTAAAATTAATGAACGATCTGATAAAATTATTAAAGCATCTTCTAAATATATAGAGGACTTTGAACGATTTACTTCACAACATTTCATTCAAGGTAATCTACGTATTCACACTCTTCAATGGAGTTGGATCTTGAACTATCGTGAAGGAAATACTTATGATTTTGATACAGATACAAAACAGATCTGTGTCATCAATGCTAAAAATGGTTGTGGTAAATCTAACTTTCTAGAAATCATCTGTATCTCATTGTTTGGTGAAGGATTTCCAAGCCGTGAAAATCCTAACTATACTGCTGGCATTATCTGTGATAAAAAACCGTCTGGTACAATGGCAAGTACAATAATTAGCTTCTCATTAAATCATAAGAAATATATTCTTCAGAGAGTTATGCGACCCAATTCAAATGCCAGAATAATTAACTTTGATAAGATTATTCTGTCTGAATATGTTGATGGCGAAGAAAGAATTCTTCATCAAATGAAAGGTGCTGTTCATCCTTGGATTGAAACACATATTGGATCTATTGAAACATATCTTATGACTGCCATGTTGTCTCAGAATGCTGACAGAGACTTCTTCTCATTAGATAAACCTACACAGAAAACATTACTTGACAGAATCATGTCCATGGATCATATTAATTCATTAAAAGACTTCTTAAAAGATATTGAGAAATATTATAAATATTCTTCTGAATTGATTGAAACATATTATCAAGGTGCCATTGGTGGTCGTGATCCACATTTAGGAAAACAATTAGATGATACCAGATCCAATCTTCAAACAATACAACTTGTCTCTTCTACTCTACAGAGTCAATGGAATCATGTCTCTGAACGCGATCTTATTCATCTAGATATCACTGATGCACAACTGAAATATAATGAATGGAACTCATTTGAAATTACAGATCTGTCTATTCTACAGAGTTGTCTCTTACAGAATAAAAATAAACATGCTGCATACTCAAAAGTATTTGTCGACTATCATTCATTTACAGATATTATATCCTCTGTATCCTCTACAGAATCATTTGAATCTGTCATTGAATCTGTCATTCTCTTAAAACATTCATTAGAAGAACATCCATACTATAAATTAAAATCATTGTATAAATTAACTGAGTCTATTGAGTCTGATTCTGTTGATTCTGATTCTGTTGATCTACACAACTTGTTTCAAATGAACAAAGAGTTTGAAACATGGGATGCCATTAAATCCTCTGAATATTCTCAAGTGTTTGATGATCAAGACTTAACTGATGCTATCTTCAAATGTTCTGTCATTTGTAAAGAATATCCTTCACAGATTTCTGAATTATCTAAACAGATTAAACTTGCACGAAAAAAATATCTTACCATACGAAAACATAAAGATGAACTCTCTGAAGAACGTCCTAACAAATCCTCTAAAAATACTTCATGGTTACATGATACATGTCAAATCGTATCCTCTCGTGATATTCATTATATTATGTATTTGGAAGGATTCCTTCAAGACTCTATCCAGAATGTCCCTATTCTATCTTCTGCCATTCTCTCGGCTGAACAGAAATGTCAAGAGATAACTGATTATATTGCTTCATGTTCTGACAATCCCTTTAATGCCAAATGTAAAGCATGCAAAGAACAACCCTGGAAAAAAACATTTGATCGCTATCAAACTGAGTTACCCCTCTTACAACGTTCTGTCTCACAGATGCGTCTTGAATTATCCGAATATATTTATGAAGATATCCCTTTTGATATTATTAAATATACTGAATATATCTCTATCGCTACTGAGATTCTGTCTAGATGTTCTCAATATATTCAAATCCATACTCTCTATTCCTCTGAACATACTCTATTTATACAATATGAAGAATGGCAGACACAATATGATGAAGTCTGTCAAAAATATAATACTGCTGAAAAAGAATCTGATCATCTTGAAACTTTATTAAAAGAACGCGAAAATATATTACACAGAGCCATTCTTGAAAAACAGAATTTGGAAACTAAACAAAAACAGATTCAACAAAAGAAAACAGAATATGATCTATATTGCTCTGAACGATCCAGACGCTTCTTGGATTATACTAAGAATACTGTCATGTTAGATGCTTCTTGGTATTCACTTCTTCGCAAATATCATGCGATGCTTGCATCCTTATTTGGCATTGCTACTCATGGATTAGCAGAATGTGACAAAGAGAAGAAAGAGATTCTTATGGAGATTCAAACTGCAAAAGAAAGAAATATTCTTCAGAGTCGCGCTGCAGAGCTGCGTACTCTCATTGAGGCATATCCTCACTGGATGGCTTGGAAAACTGAAACTGAAAAGATGAGACAGATGCAACTTCTTGTTAGAGAACTTGAAACGAGATCTGGTAATAAAGTTGAAGGTGTTGATATATCTCCTATCAAGTCTGTCATGGAAGTTGTTACCTACTTATCCACTACTTTTGATGGATACCGTGAATGGATTTATAATGAACGCATTGCTCCTCTCATTATGAATAAAGTTAATTCTGTTTTGGAGTTAATCTGTGAAGATCGTCCTCTTCGTCTTGAAGGTGAATGGTTAGATAAAATTAATACACTTTCTTGGTTTGTTCGTGATGGATCCAGTCGTCCTGTCATTGAAAAAGCTTCTGGCTTCCAACGATTTATTGTTGGAATGGCCTGTCGCGTTGCTTTTCATCAAATTGGATTCTGTCGCATCCAGTATCATCAGATGTTTATAGATGAAGGATTTACTTCTTGTGATGTTGATAATCTTGAAAAAGTTCCTGACTTTCTTAGAAATATGTTACTTATATATGACAGTATTTATCTTGCTACACATCTTGATGAATTAAAAATATGTGCCGATTCGCAAATTGTTATTCACAGAGATCCTTCTGGATTATCACAGATTAAATCTGGTATTGCTTCTGCTTCTGTTGAACCCAAGAAGAAAGGACGACCTTCTAAAAAAGTATCTGTGGTGCGATCTGAATAATTGTGATACTTTAAGTCGCATACATTATATCCATTCATATGCCCTCTGTATTGATCTCGTATGACCCATCTTCTTCGCCATTACTCTTAGCTCCTCTGGTGTCTTTATTTCTATTTTATCCTTGATGTATAAATGACGCATTGTTATCAATGTCATTTTATGCTTTAATGCTCTCGTCAATGTACGACACGCCCATGATGAATATTGCTTTCTATTCGGATATGCACTACCATCA